TTACAAGCTGGAACTACTATTAACTTCAGTATGAGCACTCAATCAAATCGATCCGCCAAGGCCTAAACCCCAGCGCCCAACCAACCAAGCACCCACACCTATCGGCTGTTTAGGTTGTTAAAGAACATCCGACCCGAGGCCGGCTCTGCATTAGCAGAGAAGCGGAATTATAGGGAACTACCGAGCCGATGTAAACCCCTTTACCTCCCCCTCGTAAAGCGCCGCGAAATTGCAAAGCACCGGTCAATGATCGGAGATAGTCAATTCACGGGAAATGCGAAGGGATGGTTGCGGGGACTCGATTTCGATTCCAGAGCACCACCGCATCAGGCTCAGGTAGCACCTCGGGGCGACCGCCCCACCCTTACCTCCCATCACTAGGATCGACGCATCACCAAGTGCGCTCGAGATCCGGCGCGAACTATACACGTGCGCGCATGCCTGCGCCATGCGTGCACGAGATTCAAAAAAGTGGGGCCATCGGAAAAAGGTAACATGGGTAACTTTTCACAAAAACAACGATGGAAGCCGCGCCATTCCTAGCTATACGACGAATGAATAAAGGTAATTTAAAAGTAATATGTAAGTAACATGGTTACCTCTCTGAGAGGTGATTTTCTCGAAAACGAAAGCCTATATAAAACAGCAAGTTGGATAAATATTACCTTTTTGATTACCTCAAATTACCTTTCAAAGGTAACCAGTTGCATCTATGTGAATCAATTAGTTACGCAGTCTTTCAAAGGCTGGTTACCAAAATTACCTTTTTCCGAAGCTCAAACTGAAAACAGGCCATGACATCATGGTGGCCACGCCATGGCTCCACCTGCATGCCCATGCCGCACGATTTCGCATGTCATTTAGGGGCTACCGGGCCACCTAATCGGCCTGATCTGGCGCCGTCTGAGGCCTTCCATGCACCTGCACACTTCGAGGCCTATAAAGCGGGCAGGCGGGGCGGGGTCCCGACCGCGCGCTGGGGGTGGGGGTGGCCCCTCTTCCAGGCGGTCTGGGCAAAAAAAATGCCGCCCGGGGGCGGCGAAGGAGGAGACGGAAAGCGGTCAGGTGAAGTTGCGGACGATGAGCTCGCCGGTCTTGGCGGCGCGGCCGGCGCCGCCGACCGAGTAGCGGATCTCGGCGGTGTCGATGGCGAGGCCATTGAAGGCGCGGCGCATCTCGGGGATGTCGTTGACGCTGATCACCATCTTCCCCTGGATGGTGCGTGCCAGCTCGGCCATGGCGTCGTACTGCTCAAGGCCGAAGCCGACGCCGTAGCCCTCCGTGCCGTAGTAGGGCGAGTCGCAGTAGAACAGGGTGTGCTGGCGGTCATAGCGGCGGATGCAATCCTGCCAGGGCAGGTGCTCGATGGTGGTCCGGGCCAGGCGCAGGTGGGCCAGGGAAAGCTCCTCCTCGATGCGCAGGAGGTTGAGCTTCGGCGGTGATGTGGTGGCGGTGCCGAAGGTGCGACCCTCGACCTTGCCGCCGAAGCCGGCCTTCTGCAGGTAGTAGAACCTGGCGGCGCGCTGGACGTCCGTCAGGATCTCCGGCCTGGTGGTGTTGAGCCAGCCGTACATCTGGCGGCTCACCAGGGACCACTTGAACTGGCGGACGAACTCCTCCAGGTGGTGCTGGACAACGCGGTAGAGATTGACGAGGTCGCCGTTGATGTCGTTGAGGATCTCCGCCTCGACGGGCTCCTTGCGGAAGTAGAGGGCAGCGCCGCCGGCGAAGGCCTCGACGTAGCAGGAGTGCTCGGGGAACAGGGACAGGATGCGCTTGGCAAGGCGGCTCTTGCCGCCGATCCAGGGAACGAGTGGGCTTGCTTTCATGTGTTACACAATGCTCCGTTCATGGTAGCCTTCGGCCCGCCGTCGCGACGGTGGCGGTGCCTCGGCCGAACGCAGCTCACTCTGCGGGAGGTGGCCACGCCGGGTGCTCCAACACCCTGCGCGGTCGCACCGTCTTCTTCTTCGACTACTTCATCACCGGCATCGGCGCGGCCGAGGCCTCCGGCGCCCTGGCCAGGCTGTAGGGCCCGAAGCGAATAACCTCTTCGCCGAGCCAGTCGTTCAGTTCCTTCAGCCGCTCCTGCAGGGGAAGGATCTCGTTCGCCATGAAAACGGCGGCGGCCTTCTCGGCGTCGCCGAAACCGCCGGTGTTGTTCGGGATGATGCCCATCAGCTGCGGCGGCACGCGGTGGGCCGCGAGCTGATCGTCGCGCGTGACGTTCTTGATGTTCAAGAACTCGTCCTTGGCCGCGACCTCGCCCACCGGGATCAGCTGGATGCCGTCCTTCTTCCCGTTCGGCGCGTACATGAAGAGGTTGCGGAAGTTGCCGGGGCCCTTCGCATTTTTCAGAGCCGCGCGCAGGTCGTCGACGTCTTGCTGCTGCTGCGCTGGGTCGGTCATGTAGAGGATGAACCCGGCGTGGCTGCCGTTCTTGTAGTAGCGGCGCCGGAACAGCGTCGCCGATTCGTTGAGCCAGGCCGAGTGCAGCGCCGGGATGTAGTCCGGCAGTCCGTAGACCTCCTGGTTGATGTCCGGCTCCATCAGGTGGAACACCGTGCCCTTCGGGAACTCGTGCTCCTGCTTCCAGCCCTGGACGAACCAGTAGCTCTCCATGTCGATGCCGCGGCGCGTGTAGCGTGCGAGCGCCGGCTCGAGCTCAAGCGCCTTGCTGCTGCGCGCCAGACGCTTCTCCAGATAACCGTTGCCGAACACCAGGAAGTCGTACACCCAGCGCGAGAACGCGGTGCGCGTGAGCAGCGGGTGCGGCATGAACGTGCTGGCGAGTATGTTGCGCTTGACCGTCATCGAGCTCGAGTGATGCACCGAGGCGCGGGCGCTCTTCGCCAGGCCGTCGAACGAGATCGGCGGCTCGTACCACTTGGAAAGCTTCGTGCATTCCAGGTAGTCGAGGATGTCGCGTCGGTCGAGGACGGCCTCCGGGTCGCCGAAGGTGAAGAATTCGGCGCGGGGCTGCGCCGGCGCGGTCGCATCGTGGGCGGTGGTGTCGTTCATCCTGATATCTCCATGAAGCCCGTGTTGCGGGCGGTTTGTCCTTCGAGGGGCTCGTTCGCCAGGGCGTGCATGCAGGCCCAGGCGAGATCGGCGTGGCTGATGTCCTTGGCGCGGCCGGCCTCGAAGGTGACCTGGCGGCCGCTGGCGGTGGTGGTCTTCTTGATGGCCATGAAGGCGGCGGCGAGATCCGTCGCGCCGGCGTCGAACTCCAGCCGGCCCTTGCGGATGACGTCGAGCGCCTTCAGCACCAGGCGCGTCTTCACTTCCGGGCTGTACTGGAATGACTGCGCGCCCGGGAAGAACTGCTGCACCAGCTGGAACACGCCCTGGCCGATGCCGGTCACGTCAATGCCGATGTAGGTGACGTTGTAGCTCTCGCAGACCTTGCGGATCCGCTCCGCCTGCGAGGCGAAGTCGAGCCCCTTGAACTGGATGCGATCGAGCACGCGGAACTTGCCGCCGGCGACCAGTGGCGGCGCCAGCACCACCAGCGCCGCGGAGTCGCCCGTGTGCGAGGGGTCGTAACCGACCCACACCTCGCGCCAGCCGAGCGGCCGCGGCGCCAGCGGCTTGTAGTCGTCCGACCAGGCGACCCATGAGTCGACCATGCAGCGCTGCAGCATCGCCAGCGGGAACACGCTCTGCCCGTCGTCGATGAACTGGCACATCAGCAGGTTGAGGAACTCCTCCGGGCTGTAGTCGAGCCGCAGCTGCTCGATGTCGAAGAGATCGCAGCCGCCGGCCACAGCGTCGAGCACCGTGACGATCTGGCGCCACTGGCCGTCCTCGCAATGCCGCCCATCCTTCAGCGCGGCATGCGTGACGTCGAGATTGATCTTCTCGGCCGCCGCCCTGCCCTTGTTGAACAGTTCGCCGGACCAGAACGGGTAGGCCTCGTGGGCGAGCGACGACGGCGTCGAGAAGTAGGTCAGGCGCCAGTGCTTGTGCATGGCCATGCCGCTGGCCACTTTCCTGAATTCCTGGAACTTCGGGATCCAGAAATACTCGTCCATGTACAGGTTGCCGTGATAGCTCTGCGCCGTGCGCACATTGGTGCCGAGGAAGTACAGCACGGCGCCGTTCGGCAGCACGATCGGATCGCCTTGCAGGTCGACGTCGATGACGTCGCGGACAAACTGCTTGATGTAGCCCTTGAAGACGTGGGCCTGCGCCTTCGAGGCCGACAGGAAGATCTGGTTGCGGCCCGTCTCCAGCGCATCCACCAGGCCCTCGCGGGCGAAATACCAGGTCGCGCCGATCTGGCGGCTCTTGAGCAGGTTGCGGATCCGCTCCACCAGGCCCGCCCGGTACCAGTGCTTCTGGTAGGGGAAGAGGTCCTCGAGGAAGGCCTCCACCAGCTTTGCCTGTTGCTCCTCGCTAATGGCGTTGCGCGCGGGCGGCTTCTTCGTGCCCTTGTTGCGGTTCGCCACCTTCGGATTCAGGTCCGCCTCGTTGCCGCCGGCGGAAAACTTGCGCACGCGCGCCAGGCGCTCGATCTGCCGGCCGAGGAGGTCGATCTCCTTGTAGTCCCTGCCCTCCTTCGGTTCCTTGAGCACCAGCTGGATCAGGCGCGCCTCGATGGAGGCCTCGACGCGATCGACGGGCGCCGTGTCGTCCCACTTGTCACGCCGCTTCCACGAGTGCAGAGTGGCGGCCTTCACGCTCAGCTCTTCGCTGATTCGCGCGATGCGCCACCCTTGCCAGTAGAGGTTTCTGGCGCGCCGGCGCGGGTCCATGTCCACGTGCATATCCATGCGCCGAGGCTAACCGCCACGCCGGGCGCGCCAAGCTGGCCCACGTTGTATCCCGTGCGCTGCCAACCGCCGCGCATTGCCTCATCGC